AAAATGCGTTAATCAACGCAGTTCTCCGTAACACAACATATACATCACCAGCAACAGTGTATGTATCACTTTACACAACAGACCCAACAGATGCAGATACAGGTACAGAAGTATCAGGTGGTTCATATGCAAGAACAGCAGTCACAATGGGTGCTCCATCTAATGGCGTATCTACAAACTCTGCTGATGTTACATTCCCAACAGCAACTGGTTCATGGGGAACAGTAACACACATCGGTATACATGATGCTTCTACAAGTGGTAACTTATTATTCCACACACCACTCGACACAGCTAAAACAATCGACTCTGGTGACATATTTAAAATAGAAACAGGCAACTTATCAGTCACATTAGCTTAACGTTTAACGTTAAACGATAAAGGATAAACATGGCATTAGTCGTTAAAGATAGAGTAAAGGTCACTACAACCACAACAGGCACAGGTACGCTTACATTAGGCAGTGCAGTCGCTAAATTCCAAGACTTTAGTGTAATCGGTGATGGTAATACCACATACTACGCAATCGAAAGTGGTACAGACTGGGAAGTCGGTGTTGGTACTTACACAGCATCAGGCACAACCTTATCTCGTGACACCATACTAGAATCTAGCAATGGTGGAACTGCTATATCTTTATCAGGTACATCTACTGTATTCTGTACATATCCTGCTGAACGAAGTGTTAATACTGCATCACCTCATACATTCACAGCAGACCAAACATTTTCTAATGACATTGCAGTTAACGGACTCACTGTAGGTAAAGGTGCTAATGCCGTATCTAGTAACACAGCGTTTGGTACGAGTGCTTTAAATGCTAATACTACAGGGGTTACTAATGTAGCTATAGGTTCTAGTGCTTTAGTAGCAAACACTTCTGCAAGCAATGGAACAGCTGTAGGTGCTGGTGCGTTATTAAGTAATACTTCTGGTGGTCAAAATACAGCTATTGGTAGAAATGCTTTAAGATTTGTTGCTACTGGAGGTGACAATGTAGCTGTAGGATATAACTCATTATATTCTAATGTTGGTGGAACTAATACTGCTTTAGGCTCTACTGCAATGCAATCCAATTCGTCAGGAGTAAGAAATGCAGCGGTAGGTTATGCGGCTTTATATTCTAATACTACAGGCTCATATAATGCAGCACTTGGTCGTGAAGCCCTCTACTCCAATACCACAGCATCATACAACACAACAGTTGGTTATCAGGCTTTGTATGATAATACAACTGGTGCATCAAATGTAGCTTTTGGTGCATTGGCTTTATCTAACAACACTACAGCAAATGATAACACTGCTATTGGTTATGCTACATTACTTAGCAACATTACAGGGACAAGAAATACAGCTGTAGGTCGGTCTGCTCTTCAGACTAATACCGCATCTGACAACACCGCAGTAGGGTATTTTGCATTGCTTGATAATACAACTGGTGTTAATAACACAGCAGTTGGTAGCTCCGCATTAGAAAACAACACCACTGGAAATAGTAACACAGCAGTTGGTTATCAGTCTTTGTATCGTAATGATACAGGTGTTTACAATATAGCGATAGGAAGACAAGCCTTATATAATAATACTTCAGGATATAATAATATAGCTGTTGGTGGGGCGGCATTAATTAGTAATACAACAGCTATTGAAAACACAGCTATTGGTCGTCTTACATTATATTTAAATACAACTGGACAATATAATACAGCATTAGGTTCTAATGCCCTCTACTCCAACACCACTGCATCTCTCAACACAGCTGTGGGTTATCAGGCTTTGTACGCTAATACTACTGGACAAGTTAATACAGCACTTGGTTCTTCCGCTGGTAAAAGCATCACTACTGGAACATACAACATTTGTATAGGTTTTGAAGCTGGTCATACAACAACAGCAATTACTACTGGTTCAAAAAATTATATTATTGGAGATTATTCACGCCCATCTGCCGCTGCTGGAACTGACCAAATAGTGATTGGTTATAACACCGGTGGCAGAGGTAATAGTACAGGATTTATTAATCCGGGCGGCGGTGGTGTGTATCAAGGTAATAACTCATCATCTTGGTCAACTGTTTCTGATATAAGGCTAAAGAAAAACATTGTTAATAATGATATTGGTCTTGATGCAATTAATCAAGTACAGGTAAGAAACTTTGAATACCGAACTAAAGACGAAGTGACAGACTTACCTAAAGACCAAGCCATAGATAAACAAGGCACACAACTGGGTGTTATTGCTCAAGAGATACAAGAAGTTTTACCAGAAATGGTAAAAGAGGAAACTACTGGCGTATTGCGAGTAGACCCTGATAATATGACTTGGTATCTTGTCAATGCTGTCAAAGAACTGTCTGCGAAAGTAGACGCTTTACAAACTGAAATCAATGTCTTAAAAGGAGAATAAAAATGACAGATGATGTAGTACTAGATATACCAAGTGCTGAAGAAAAGGCACAGCACTACAAAGCAATGGGTGACTCTGTGACTTTAATTCATGATGTGATTGCAGGTAATGCAATGACAGAAGAGACCGATGAAGAAAAGAAAGACTGCGTTAAAAGAAATGTAGAACATCTTAAAATCATGGTCGCAAAAGAATGGTGGGGAAGTGAAGACATGACTCCAGCAAACAATGCAATTACAGCTGGCGAAGCATACACAGCTTAACTTTAACTAAAAGGAAAATATAATGGCAAAAAATAAACAAGAAACCATTAAGACTCCTATCACATTAGATGATACGGAATATATGTTTGAAGAGATGACACCAGAGCAACAAACTATGGTGCATCATATCGCAGACTTAGATAAGAAAATAAACGGCACAAAATTTAATCTTGACCAACTATCTGTTGGTAAAGATGCTTTTGTAAATATGTTAAAAACATCATTAGAAAGTAAATAATGTTTGGATTTTATGGATTTTCTGAAGCACCATTTAGTTCAGCAGGTGCAATTTTATTAGCAGATGCTAACGTTGCAACAAGTGCATCTATTTCTGCTAATGGATACAGAATCCAACATTTTGCAGGAAACATCACCGCTAATGGTGATGTTACTGCTATTGGTTACAGAATACAAAATAGTAGTGCAGGCATTACATCTGATGCAAATATTAATGTTGATGCTTTAAGAATAAGAACAAACAGTGCAGATATATCTGCTTACGCTTTAGTCAATGCAGATGGATACTCTATTGCAAGAGCCAGTGGAAGTATATTCTCTAATGTCAGTGTTGTTGCTAATGGTGTTGCTATATACAGTAGAAATGCAGATGTAGATGCTAATGCAACTGTTACCACAGAAGCTAGAAGAATAAGAACATCATCAGGCGATATAAACTCTACTGCTACGCTATCATCTTTAGCAAATGCAATATGGTCAGCAGGTGGTGCAATTACATCAGAGGCTTTACTAGGAACAAAAGGATATATATTAGGCGAAGAATGGACTGATACTCCATTTGGAAGTGAATCATGGACAAATATAACAGCAGGTGCAGAAGTGTGGTCTGAAGTATCTGCTGGTAATGAAAACTGGTTAAGGCAAGGTTAATTTAAGGAAAAAATATGGCTAAAAATAAGATTTCAGAATATTCCTCTACCGCAGCGAATAATACTGACGTAGCAAACATTAACATAGCGGAAGGCTGTAGCCCCTCGAACATAAACAACGCTATTAGAGCCGTAATGGGGCATCTTAAAGACTTACAATCAGGAACATCTGGCGACACTATTCCTGTAACAGCAGGTGGAACTGGAAGTGGAACTGCTAGTGGTGCTAGAACAAATCTAGGACTAGGTGCATTATCTGTATTGGCAACAGTAGATACTGCACAAATAGATGATGATGCTATTACAACAGCTAAAATTTTAGATGCAAATGTAACTAATGCCAAAATGGCTACTGATTCTGTAGACACTACACAAATTGTTGATGATGCGGTAACAAGTGCAAAAATAGCTGCAAATGCAGTAGATGCTACAGCATTAAATGTAAGTGGCAATGGAACATCTGGTCAGGCACTATTATCTGATGGAGATGGTTCATTTAGTTGGGGAGCTAATGTTACAGGTAATAATCAAGCAAATGGTCATTTTAAATTATCTAATGGATTAATTGTAAACTGGGGTAATACAGGAACTCTTAGTAATGGTAGTTATGCTCAAATAACATTTGACCAAGCGTATTCAACAGCAATGTATGGGTTTTATGCGTTTACTTCTATTGGAAATAGTTATACAGGTGGTTCTGAGCAATGGACAACTAATAGAACAACATCAGGATTAAGACTTTATCATAGAGGATTTGATACATATTTAGGAAGTAATGAATATTGGTGGATTTCAGTAGGATATTAATATGGCAACTCAACGTATCTTATTTGACGAGTGGCTTCCTGACCAACCATCAGTCAGTAAATCAGTTCGTGAGGCATTAAATGTAGTTCCTGTATTAAATGGATATACATATTTAAACAGTGCTGCTAACTATTCTGCTGCTGCATCAGAAAACCTCAATAATGTATTTGCAGGTAAGTTTGGTGGAACTGTCACTGTGTTTGCAGGTGGTGGAACTAAACTATTTAAATTAGATAACACTGATTTAACATTAGATGATGTATCAACAGCAGGTGGTTATTCTGGTGATGGTCGTTGGCAGTTTGTGCAATTTGGTCAAAATATGTTAGCTAGTAATGGAACACAACGTATACAACAATGGACATTAGGTAGTTCTACTGCGTTTTATCAAGCATCTACATTTGTATCAGGTACATATTCTCGTAGTGGTACAACAGTGACTGCTACTATTACAGCACATGGATTAACCAATGGTGAAACATACGAAGTAGATATTACTAGTGGTGATGGAACAGATGGTGAATACGTTATTACAGTAACAGATGCTAATACCATTACTTACACAGATACTAACTCTGGTACAACATCAGGTGATATTCGTGTTATTACATCAGCAGCACCTATTGCTAAACATCTTACAGTTATTCGTGACTTTGTTGTTGGTGCATATATTGAAGCAGGTACATATCCAAACAGAGTGCAATGGTCAGACGTTAACTCTCCTAACTACTGGGATAGTGATGGTGCATCGTTAGCAGATTTTCAGGACATCGAAGATGGGGGGGATGTGACCGCAATCACCGGGGGAGAGTTTGGTATTGTGTTATTAGAAAATGCCATTGTCCGTATGTCATTTGTTGGTAGCCCAAATATATTTCAATTTGACGTAATCGCTAGAGGTGTAGGCTGTATTGAAGCTGGTTCTGTAACCCAATATGCAGGTGTTACATACTTCTTAGGTGCTGACGGCTTTTATGCTTGTGATGGCCAACAAGTTATCCGTATCGGTGCAGAAAAAGTTAATCGTTATTTCTTTAGCAATGCTAACATCGGTGATATTGATTCTATCTCAGCCTCTATTGACCCTGAACGTAACGTAGTAATATGGGATTATGCTAACGTATCTGGTAGTCGTTCATTAATAATCTTTAACTACCAAACACAAAAATGGTCAGAAGCAGAAACAGACGTAGACTTTCTATCTACACTATCTTCAACTGGAGCAACACTAGACGGATTAGACAGTGCTTATGATGTTACCGCAGGCTCATTTGTTGTAGGTCAGTATTACACAATTAGAACAGTAGGCACAACAGACTTTACTTTAATTG